GGCGGGGCAGATAGGTACTTCAGACCTGTAGTCAAAGCACCAATCATGTTTTTGCGAAGCGATGGGAACTGAACAGAGTTGTATATACGCTGTTCAGCTTGCTCAATAAAGCGATTCAACTGGGTCGTTGAAGACACGACAGTGCCGTCCGCCAAAGTGGTAGACGGGAACGTATTTTCTGTATACGTCTGAATCGCTGTTATTAACTCGCTGTATGTCACGCCATCGGTCCTCTGGACATAGTGCCTTTGGTGGCACAACCAGTACCACGCATTTTGATGCCAGTGGTTTTGACGTTAGTGTTTGCTGGGTTGCCACCGCTTACGCGGCGAGCGGGCATACCACCGGGAGTTGACTCAGCAGCAGACATACTGTTAGGGTCAGTCTTGTATCCGATGTCAGAGCCTGTAGCCTTACCAGACATATCGTGTGGCTGGGCATAAGTGCTGGCTGGGCCAACTTCTTTGCCGCCTTGTTTCATGCTGAATTTAGCCATTATTTGCCCCTTTGGTTTGCTACGCGAGCCATGTTGCGCCCCATAGACTTCATCATGTCATTGGATACACCACCTTTTTTGAGCTTCAAAGAAGTGCCTTTGCCGCCCTTGTGTTCTTGCATATCATGTTGCTTGAAAGCCTTTTTGATAAGGGCTTTGTCTTGCGCCATGTCAGCTTTACCAGATTCCATTTTTGCCATTTTCAACTCCTAAGTTGTTGCTACCGTAACTGTACCAAGTTGTACAACCAAATTCAAATTATTTGGTGTCAACGCTGCGTCAAAACTGCTTGCCCCGCCAACAGGATTCCATCCCCATTGAAAGATTCGACTACCACCTTGCGGTGTTCCAGTACCACTTTGTGTAGTACCACCGTTCACATTCGTCTGCAATCCGCTTGTGCCAGAAATCACATAACTTCTGTCAGGGCGAGGATTCCTCAAAGCCTGCGGGTCATCTACCGGATACATACCCAACTGCAACTGCGGATGGTCTGGGTCCCAACATTCTGGACACACCAACAAGTTGTAGTTCTTAGTCTTGATAATCTCAGTCTTCAGAACCTTTAACTTGAAACGCTGACCACAGCGGTCACACTCCGAAATCGCATTCTTGCCAGAAGCAAAACGATTGCCCACTAGAGTAACCTACCTTTTGTCTTGCCTCTCGCAGCAATCCCATCTGCCCTTGCCGAGGCTGTTCCGCCTTTAGCATAACTATGCATCAGTGTAAGTCCAGCACTAGTACCGCGACCTCTAGGGCCATTGTATTTGTCATTACTCAAATCAACACCTAAATGTCCTTGCAATGCGGTATTTTTGTCTAGTTTTTTTGTACCTGAAACCATACCTGAAAGATACTGACTGTTTTTGTTTATAGATGCAAATCTAGGTATAACACGCAAATCATCTTGCATTTCGCGTACATCTATAGGACCCATCTTAGGGCGCCCAGTCATCTCATCCAAAGGTGGTAATTTTGGAGTTGAATCAGCAAGTGCGGCACGAGAGCGGGATACTATGGAGTCTTCATCATCTCTTTCCATGACTACCTCCCAATGTAGGTCTGTCTAGGAACCAAACGTAATGCTGCTTTCTCATGATCTTCGTACGCTGCCAGTTCCCATGCTTCGTCGTACTGCGCCTTTAACATGGCTATACGCTCCATACCTTGCGGTACTTTGCCAGCAATGTAGTACGACAGCCCAGCCGCCATACAAGGAATAAATCTAAACGGCACGTCCATGATGTTCACACCGCCACCTGCATCTTGAGTGCGACGCAAACGCCAGTAAGCAAACGTATATTGCTGTGCACTATCGGGAGTAGGCCAAACTGTTATGGCTGGGACTTGTTGCCAGTACACAGGGATAGTGTTACCACCAGTATGACTTGCGGCAATCGTGTTTTGTTGTCCACGGAAGCAGTTATACAGCGTGCCTGTAACAGCATTTGTATCTTGCGTGATATAGCTGTAATTGATAATCTCGTTATCAATCTTTACAAACCCAGATGCGGGTAAACCCGTAACATCATTTAACACGATTGAGGTGGATGTACTTGTGATTGTTGTGGTTAGCGTAGAGGCTACAGGCGAAGTCTGCCCGTTGTAGCGCTGAATCCAAACCTGAATAGGTCTGGCTTGCTGAATCTTATTTGGTATCGTAGCGTAGGTAGAGACGCTAATACGGGTAATTGTTAAGTCCGCTTGAGTAGCCGTATTGTTGGCTCCTGTGCGGATTAGGTGCTCAAGGAGGTCAATAGTGTCGTTTGGTAGCGGGTAGGTATTCTGACCCTGAACTAACGTAATAGTGCCCGGCTCGATAGTCCATAGGTTGATACCACGGTTTGCCCAATCAGCAAACATGATATTAAGACTACGACGTGCGGTACGCAAATCATAGCCCGTGCGCATCTCACTACCAGCGCGTTCGAACGCCTCCTCGACCAACTCAGAAAGGTCAAGGTTAAATCCAAATTCGCCGGAGGTTTTTGCCATGATTACTCGTCAGAGGTTTTAGCTTTTTTAACTTTGGGGACTTCTACGGGGGCATTCATCTTGTCAATCAATGCTTGGACTTCATCGGTGATGTGTCCTTGATTAGTTGATTGAACTTCGCCCAAACAGTTAAGCGCTGCTTTGATTAGTGCCAATTCGTCATCGTTAAACATAGTTTTCCTTACTTTTTAAAACTTTTAAGGGTCTGGGCTAGACGAGCTCTTTGACCCATCTTGCCGGGGGCTTTGGCGGCTTTGGCTAACAACTTTGGAGAGATCGGGTTCTTTGGGTTCTTTAAGTTAATACCTAAAGACTTCCGCAACGCCCCGGGCTTCTTGATTGCTTTTTGTATCCATTTTTCGGCCATTATCTAAACCCCGCTGTTTTCTTTGCAATTGTTTTAGGTTGTGCTACGAATTGCTTCCCGGCTTTTTTGCCAGCACGCTTCGCACGAGTTGTAGCAGCGTACTCAGCAGGGTTGAGACTTTTGATCGCAGCTTCTGGAAGGTATCGCTCACCTGTTTTACTAGAAGGTTTTCCACTTTTGGTTCTCCATTTTTGGTCACCCCAGTCTTTTAAGGACTGTTGTGGTTTAGCCAGACCACCACTAGCTTTCTTCTTCACACTTGCACAATGCGCTTTCTGCGAAAAACCTTTTGGGTTATCACAGTCAATAGACGCTTTGTACTTCTTTGACCATGTCATCTGTAGCCACCACCCGCTGCCTTGTACTTCTTAGCGACTAATTGTGCCTTACGTGCTGACCATTGTCCTGCACCTGTACCTTGAGTCGCTGCGGCCTTTACTTGAGACACGATCCGCTTGCGCAGTTCAGGTTTTGTGTAATTGCCAGCGGCGTTCACATGTCCACCTTCAGCATACTGTGTGAAGTCGGTGTCATCCCTTCGGGCAGTTCTCTTACCCTTGGGCATTTTGGAAGGGCGTATAGCGCCCATACCGCGACTTGACATCATAGGTATTTTCCTTTGGTCTTACCTTTAACGCAACATCCGTCTGCGCGGGAAGAAGCTGAACCGCCTTTTGCAAAACCCATGTCTTTGCTAGCTGCATCAGAGGCTTTTTCGTTTTGCTCTTGCATTTTCATTTCACGAGCTTCATCACGGGCAATATCAGTAGAATTTTTTCTAACGCCACGAGATTCGCGTTTTAATTCAGCGGCGGCTTCTCGCTCATCTTTAGCATCTTTAATATCTTTATAGATAGTACCAACAGTAGCGGCAGTGCCTACGCCAGCGGCGGTTAAAGGCGCTTTCTGTGACTTTAGATACGAACCGCTGCTACGGCTTCCACCGCCGCTACCGCCGCCCTCAAAAGGCATTGGATCGTCCATCAGGTTTCTAATTTTGTTTGCCATGATTAATAAATCCTTCCGCGAGTTTTGCCTTTAGAGGCGATACCATCACCGCGTGATGAAGCAGATGAACGAGCCATTCCGCCTGAAGCCATCTTCTTGACCTTGCCACCTTTTTTATAAGGTAGATCAGCCGCGCCCAGTTCATTCGTGTAACGGTTAAAGTTTGTACGTTCAGCCTCACGACCTGCCGCACGGGCAGCGCGATCACGTGCAACCAACTCAGCCTTACTTGGACCTGTCAACTGTTTAGTTGGTCCTTGCAGTAACTTTTGTGTGTAGCCAAGTTCTGGTGTGATGTACTCAGATAGCTTTCCACCTTTAGTTGCTGCTGCTCTAGCCATATCAGCTTCGGCTTTTGCTCTAGCCAAATTACGTACCATCCTCAACCCACCGCCACCCACCGCATTCATTGCGTTGTTGACGTTGCGATCTAATTCAGTACCTGTCACAGCGTTTGGACCACGATCAGAGTTGGGGTCCATTGGTTTAGTACCTGTGGCTCTGTTCAACTCATCTATAGGATTTACAGGTGCAGAAGCCGTTTTTTGTGGCGCAGGTGCTGTGACGGGAGCGGCTGCCACAGGACGAGGACGAGGGCGTGGAACAGCGCCTGTTGGTGTACGCGTAACACCTGTACGGCCTTCATTGCTGAAGTTTTCGTTTCTATCAGAAAGAAGTTGAGTAGCCTCACCCATGCCAGTTGGAGCAGGGCGTTCGTCTTCAGCGCCGCCACGCATACTAAAGCTAGAACCTGAACGGTCTTCCACTTGTGTAGGCTTGTCTCTGTTGAGCATATAGCCCAACGCACCAAGTGCCGCTAACCCTGCTAAATCTTTACGTGCCATGATGGCTCCTTAGCAATATTTTTTAGCTGCGCCGCCTTTGGCGAGCATATTACCTTTGGTCTTGCCTTTAGTGGCAACGCCATCAGCGCGTGAGGAAGCAGAACCACCCATAGCCATTTTCTTAGTAGCGCCACCTTTAGCCGCAAAAATAGGTACTTTTTTGCCGTCTTTCATTTTCATGGGCATACCGCCTTTTTTCATACCGTCCATAGGAGTGGGTTTTTTCATGCCATCCTTAGCCATGTCCATACCAGCCTTCATTGTTGGCTTACCCATTGAAGAAGGTTTAGCATCTTTCTTCTTAGCCATCATTGCCATAAATCCGGGGTTCATTTTTGTAGCCATACGGCCTCCTTGTTTAAAAAGCGCCGCTTGACCATGATCGGTCTTTGGCTGGTTTACTACCTGACGATCAGCTCTAGTTTTGTCACCACCAGAACCAAATTTCATCCCCTTACTCTTGTCGCTAAACTCAGCGCCAACAGATTGGGGCACACCCACTTTCTTGGCAAACCCCTTGTTGTGGGCTACCGCGTCCATGAATTTCTTTTGTTTTTCACTTACTGCGGGCATATTTCTTTACCAACTTTTGAACTGTTGCGGTTTCATATATACGAATAAGCATCCACACAATACCCAAAAGGCTACCAACTAGCGTGGCTATCGGAGTCATCCAGCCCATTACACCAGAAAACGTGACTGTTAGAGCAGCCCCATCAGCAAGTGCTTTAATTTCATTGCCTTCCATATCAGCACATCCTTCCTTTGGTCTTGCCCTTTTGGGCTATACCGTCTGCTGAGTTTACATACCCACCTTCAGCGCAGTTCCACGCTCTAAGACTTTTGTTAATCCTAGAGTTCGGGTCGTTCGCTGTTTTTGCGGATGTCAATTTCTTTTTCATCCCACTCATACGGGCGCAGAAAGAGTCGCGCCTTGAGCCGCCCTCGGGTTGAGGTGGTTTCAAGTTGTGCCCTTCGCGTTTCGCAGATGCTCGCCCCTTGGCGTTCAGCCCGCCGTTGGGGTTCTTGCCTTCCTTGCGAGTCCATGCGGCACTAGCCATATACAACCGTCACAGACGACATATTGGACAAAGCCGCGTACACGCCGTTATAAGCCAAAATACCTTCAGCGGGTATTTGAACAACGATAGGAGCGGTATTTGTTCCAGTAGTTACGCGCCAGAGCACATTTCCAGAGTTGGTGGTCGCGTTGTCATAAAGAATGACAGAGCCAGCCGTTCCGTTTGGAATAATAGTGAGTTGCCTAACTCTAGTGCGGTTTGCGTAAATAACCCCAGACGAAGTTAGATACGTAGAACTTACATCGGTTTGCATCATGATTGATTTCCTTTAAAAAGTTAAAGAGAGGGGCCGAAGCCCCTACCATCAATCGAAGTTACCGTATGGGTAAGTTGTAGTTGTACCGATGTTGCCATCA